GCCGCCGCATTTGCCGCCGCGACGGTCTCCACTGCCCCCGCCTGCATGCGTGCCGCTGCTGCTGCTGCCTCGTTCGCAGAAATGCTCTGTGCCCCCGCCGCCATCGCCGCCGCACCTTTTGCGCGTTCCGATGCAATGACCGCCTCATTCGCCCCGACAATTCCCGCCGTACTCTCAGCAACCCGAACATTGTTTCCTATGACCTGTGCCGCCGTCCCCGCCGATTCTGCGCGGACGGTCTGCATCGCCGCAATCTGAGCTTCAGCACTCTGCGCGGCTTGCAGGTTGATCTTCCCATACATCTCAGCCATGTATAGTTGTTCCTGCGCTGCACGTTGTGCAGCCGCCTGCTCAATGCGCATTGCCGACTCTGTAGCAAGGCGTACTTTTTCCTCTTCCGAGAGAGCCATCTTTGCGACAGTTTTTTCCATCGCCTTGATCTCTTTTTCGGCGAGCTGGTCAATTCGCCGCATACGGCGTGCAATGCTCTTTTCTTGTGCTGCTGTAAGTACTGCAGGATCCACTTGCGGCGCATTCTGCGCCATCTGCGCAGCCTGTGCTGCCTTCCATGCACCCGATACCCCCGCGCTGATCTTTGCCGCCGCCTGCATCATCTTATAGACTGCGACAACTTCCAGCCCCGTCTTCGCGAGGTCTTTCAGCTCTTTCTTGTTTTCGGCAACGATTTTCGCCGTCGTCGCGAGACCCTCGATAATGGGAGGGAATACATCGGCAGCAATCGGGGCAATGACCGCACCGCCGACGTTCTTGAGCTGTCCTGCCTGTATTTCGACGAGTTTCAGCTGTTGGCTGATACGGTGCATTTCCTCGGGGTCAAGCCCGATGCTCTTGATTTTTGCAGCGTTGTTCGCCGCCTCTGTGTAGTTTTGCAGGGTTTTTGTGAGTGCCATGCCGCGGACGCCGAGCGTGTTCATAACGAACTCTTGCCCGTATCCCGCCTCGGCTGCTTTCTTATAGCCCTCCGACAGGTTCTTCAGCTGTTCGTTGAGCGGCAGAATCTTTCCCGCGCTGTCTGTGAGGGAAACACCGACCGCATCCAGCATTGCGCGTGCACGCTCACCTGCCTCACCGTCCGACATGAGCGTCTTGTCCAGACGCATAAACGCCGCGCCGCATGTGTCTGCATCCCCGCCCGTGAGCTTTAGAATACGCGAAAACTTCCCAGCTTCGGCATAGGATATTTGTAGACGATTCGCGAGCTGATAGGCGGCTTCGCCCGCCTCCACCGCACCCGATATAAGGCTGGACAGCCCAAAGCCCGTCGCCGCGATTTTCGCCAGCGAGGAGAACGAACCGATGAGCTTGTCTACTTTCCCCGCCGTTCCCGTGAGTGCATCGGAGAACTCATTGACAGGATTCACAGAGAACGTCTTATTGATGTCCTGCTGCGCCTTGTTGAGACCCGCGCTCAATCCCGACGCATCCGCGCCGATCTTTATCACCATCTCCGATATTGTTGCCATCGCTACCTCCTTTCCATCATTCTGTCAATCCGAACTCCTCATATAGGATACGGCGGTCTTCTTCCGCCTTTTTTTGCACATCTGCTGGAGTCTGCCAAAGTGGTTCCGCGATCTTTTCCGCATTGATTGGTTCTTTCACATGAGGTGCAATCAGCCACGAGACGAAATATGCTTTCTTATAGTCCCGTGCCTTTTCGCGCCGCTTCCACCCTCGTATGAGGGCATAGAACTCGCGCGGCTGCAATTCCTCAAACTCTTTCGGCTTTAAGGTGAGTTCGGCGTAGGCAATTTCCTCCGCCGCCTCCACCCACTCACCGAAAGAGCTTACTGCTTTCCCGCGTCTTCATCTTCCGTCTCCGTATCTTCCTTATCCTGACCAAAAAGCCCCGTCGCGAGGATGGCGTTAATGATACACCTGTTGATGTAATCCAAGTTCCCTCCGCCGGAACAAATCTCATCAATGAGGTCATACGCCTCATCTTCCGAGATGGAAAGCGCACAGCGTAGCCCCGCAACGGTGGCGTCAATATTCATTTGCTCAACCATGTGGACAACGCCGCCCGCAACGATCGAAATTATCGACTTTCCGATCTTTCGTTCAAATGCGGCAAGGGAATGGATCGTGAAACAAAGTTCCCACGTCTTTCCCTCTGCCGCCATCACTACCGTTTTCTTCATGTTCTACCCCTCCTCATCAAGGCCCCGACGGCGGGGTAACCGCATCGCTCTTGAGCTCACTGATCGGACCGTTCCCCTGCAGTGTCACCTTGACGGTCGAAATGCCGTCATGTGCATTGTCCTCGTTGTAGTCCGTGATGAACGCCCAGCCGGTGCGATACTTCTTATCGGGATATTCGATCTTGACGTGGGCCTGCTTGCTTTCGGTGAAGCAATGGTCAAGAATCTGCAGTCCCTCATCATTCATAACGACAAGACCGCTGTAGTCAATTTCCCACGATTTCAGCCCCGGCATATTGGCGCCCCATCCGCCCGAGGCTTTATGGGAAGCATCCAGCGTGTTCGCCTTGCGCGAGAGTGGTGTATTGCGCTGCCCGCCAACGAGCACCCACGAGGGGCTATTCTCCTTCCCTTTGTTGATATAGAGCAGTGTGTCCTTTCCCGGCGATGCAGTCGCTTTGGACGGGTTATCGGGGAGCTTCTTGAGTTCCTGATCTGTCAACATGTTTATTCCTCCTGTTTCTGTAAATCTGTCACGACGGTCACGATACCGTGATAGCCGCCTCCGTTTTCCTCGAATGTTTCAAGAAAATCAATGTCGCAGTCCATAACGTAAAAACCATCGACTGCGAGCTTGTTCCAATATTCCGTGACAAGCGTCGAGATGTCATTCATGACCTCGTTGAGCTGTCGTCGTTGCTCACGCGCCGCCCAGACTTCTACATTCGTCGTCACTCGCCATATCAGGCACTCTTTTGTGCCGATAGGCTTAAATGTCGCGTCTCCGACGGTGATATACGGGCGCGCCGCTTTTGATGGAACTTCCCCGTGTACAGGGCAGGTTTGCCCCGCCTTGAGGAGTTTCACAATCGCCGTATGGAGTGCAACCATAGGGACTTCCCGTATGACCCTCACGGCTTCACCGCCTTTTCTATGCTCGTCTCGATTTTGGGACGTTCTTTTTCAATGGCCGGACGCATAAACGGTTTCTTTGGTATCTTCCCGGTAAACGTCCACCCACGCACAAAGCCCTCGCCGATTTTCAGCGCCTTTTTACGAATGGGAGCCGTGACGCGCTCACGCGTTCCAAACTCGATGAGATGCGCGTGCGGTGCAGTCGCCCGCACCTTGCCCGAACAGGTTCTTTCATCGAACTCCTGCACAATCCCCTTTCGCAGATTTCCCGTTGCACGAATGGGGGCGGCGCGCACGGCGGCGGCATGGACAGCAGCAACACCGTCCCGCGTCGCCTTGCGGATATTCTTCTGCGTCTCTTCATCGTATTTCTGTACGTCTACCATCGCACGAAATGCTTCTTCCTTGATATTCGCGAAAATCTTGATAGACTTAGCCACCCGGGTCAACTCCTTTCGTTGTCAATATGAGTTCCCCCGGCGTGCTGTCATCGACATGGAGAACATAGAATTCCTCGTTGCCGCGCCGGACTTTCCACCCCTTTTCAATGGGACGAGGTCGGATCCGTATGCCCTGTGTGATCTCAGTCGCGACTCCGCTTCCTATCGCATCCGATTGTGTGAAACGCGGGCGCAGGAATTCCGTCCAAGCCATGCCCTCGGACGCATACCCTTCCACTCCGCCGAACCCTACATCCTCCCCATATGAGGGACGCAGGATCTCGATGCGGTGCCGCAGACGTGCTGCGCGAATCATGGCACACCTGCCGGAACGTAGTTCTGGAGCTGTGTGATCATCGAACGAATGAAATACGGGAACTCCGTCTTCTCGTTGAGGCTGTCGCGATGGACATACATCTCAGCGATGACTGCAAGGCGCAGGATATCCGCCGACGCATCGAAATCCTCGTGCTTGCAATTTTCCGTGAAATTGTCAATCGCATTCACAAGGTACGACTCCGCGCCCTGCATACAGTGCTTGATGAGGTCATCTTCAATGTCGAGGTCAACGCGCAGGTATGTCTTGACCTGTTCCAGCGTCACCGCCATAACGTACCTCCTTCCTTACGGCAAGGTCACCTGTGCCAGCTTCACGGCGTCCTTATCGTCTGCAACAACGCCGAAGCGCTCCACGCAACGCAGGGCAGTTGCATACTTGTCAAAGAGGAAGTCCTGCGAAACCGCAATCTCGACGCCCTTGCGCTCGAAGAATGCCACATAATCTGCGAAGCTGCCGATGTAGAACGGCACCTTCTTCGCCGCTGTCGGAAGCGTCCCGTTCGATACGACGATGATCTCCTTACCACGGAAACGGTAGGTGTCGGGCGCGGCGACATCGGGCACGAGCAAGGGACGCTTCTGCGCATCCTCGAGTTCGGAGAGCCACTGGAAGCCGTCCTGATTCGTGAGAATGCGCGCGTTCGCATAGTAGGCGGGGTCAAGGCTCACATTGAGCACCTTCATGAAGCCCTTCGCGTCCGTCACCGCCTCCGCCGTGAGCTTCTTGAGGAGCTTCAGGATCTCATCGTTTTCGGTGTTGACCGCCTTGCGTGCAAAACGCTGACCGATGATTCCAGTGATATTCACATCGGCATCGTCAAGCAGCTGATTCGATACGGGGATGATATCGCCATAGTCCTTGATCTCGTACTTGAGCTGCCCGAAGTCAAAGTCCGACTGCTGGATGCTGTTCAGCTCCTCGAACGCAACGAGCTTTCCGGTCTCATCGCCGAGTGTCGGCATTTTGCCCGACGTGCTGCCCGCGTGCTGGACGTGCGCAAAATCCTTCAGCGCGGTGTACGCCTTGCGATATTCGCGAATCTGCGCCATCTGCTCCTCAGGCACGAGGTATCCGCCCTTGCCCGGCGTTCCCTCAACCATACCCGGTGAGCCGATCTGATTCACAAACCCACGTTCCTGCGCGTCAAGGGTGCGTCCCAAAACGAGCTTATTAAAGACACGGTTGCGCATGACTGCATCACTCACGTGTGCTGTCTGAATCGGCGCGGCGCTCCCTGCAAAGTTCGCGATTTCTGCCGCCTCCATCGCGGCAGCCGCCTCGTACTGATGTACCGCGTTCGTCAGTTCCTTGGCGCGCGCGGCCGCCTCCTCATACTTTTCCTCCTGCTGGAGGTTTTCGACCTCACAGCGCAGTTCGTCCACGGTCTTCTTGATTTCATCCGACTTCTTCATTTAGATTGTCGCTCCTTTCGCGAGGGCAAGGGCGATTGTCACCCGTGCCTTGTTCTCCTGCGCTGCCTTTTGGCAGCATTTTTCCTCATCCGGCTGCACATTTACAGCCTCATCTTTATGCGGCGTGACCGCCGCTACGGCAAGTCGCACATCGGCGGGAACATCTTTCATAAATTTCATACTGCCGACGCATGCCGCCATGCGCGCGGATTCCAGCACATCTACATGAAAAAACTTCGCCGCCTGTTCCCCTGTCAGCCACGTCTCCTCATTGACCATTGAGTGAATGTCCTCATCGGTCAGATCCTCATGCGCCGCCCTCCGATAGGTCGCTTCAAGCCCCTGCTGAATCGTATCCAGAACATCGGCTTCGCGGCGCAGATCATCCGCATTGCCAGCCGCACCATAGACGGCGGGTTTATGAATCATCAAATAGGCGTTTGCCGGTATCCTGCGCACATCCGCCGCAAAGAATATCTGCGTCGCAATCGAGCAGCACCATCCGTCGACGATTGCCGTTGTACGACCGTCATGTCGTTCGATCATGTTTGCCATGGCAACACCCGCCGGCACGCTCCCGCCATCCGAATTGATGTAGATGGTCAGGTCTTTCCCGCGTAGGCTATCAAGCTGCTGCCGGATTTTATCCGGCCATTGATAGCCCGTGCTGTTCTCATACCACTCATCAATCAGCCCGCCTGTATCATCGTCGATGATGTTGCCGGAAATGTAGAGTTCTGCACTCTCCGCCGTCTCGTTTCGTATTTCAATCATGTGTATCACCTCCCCTCCCGGCGTACGCCTTTCCGATATCCTCCAGCTTCACATACGAGCCGTTGACCATATGCACATCGCCGCCTGCGCACGGCGGGCTGTCAAGTTTTGCCCGCGCCTCGTTCGGACTATAGATTGCCGACTGCACCATCTTTTGCAGGATATCCGCCTGCTGCGACGGGTCACCACGCAAGATGACCCAGACATTGAACTTGAACCCCTGCCCCGCGTCCTGCTCCCTTTCTGTGAGGAGCTTGCGGTTCATCTCCTGCTCGTAGAGTGAGACGTTGTAGAGCAGTGTGTTCACGTAGAATTGCAGGTTCTGCATCGCGCTGTTGTTGTAGCTGGACTTCGTATAGTCGTTGAGATGATCAGGGTTGACCCCGAACGCGGCGGCGACTTGCAGCGCAGAATATCGCTTCAGCTCGTAAAACTGCGAATCGGTGAGCTTTAGGTCAAGCGTCTGAATGTCAAATCCAACAGGAAGCGTAATAATACGGCGCGAATCTTCGCGCGCCTGTGCCTCAACGCGCCTCAGGAATTCATCCTGTGCCGGTTTCTTAAGATCGCCGACGTATTTTACAACAGCATTCGCCGTCAGGCCCTTGCGATAGAGGTCACTCAAAAACTTCTGCGATGCCTTGTTTCCCGACATATTCTCGGCGAGTATCTGACGCACAGATTTGCCGACCAGCCCCGTATCATCCGTCACCCACGCACGCATGTGCAGCATATCTTCGGGTGCAATCCAATACTCCTTCCCCGTTTGGTTGTCGGCGTAACGGTAAAAATAGCGGCGGTCGGTGTAGGCGTCCGTATTGTTCACCCACACCTGCACACGCTGCGGATGCAGGATATGCAGATTCTTGAGGCGCGCGCGCTCACGCTCAATCATGACATAAGCGTTCCCGTAGTGATTACGGTGATATTCAAGCGTCGTGAAGAATTGGAGCGGCGTCATGATGCTATTCGGCTGCACATTGAGAAGGCGTGCCGTCTCATGTCCTGTGACGCGCTCCTTGTTGCTGTCCATGAGATAGACAGGCATTTTCCCGATGGATTCGCCGAGTGTCTTGAGGCAGGTAAAATAGGTGATCTCCGATAGGTCGGGACCATCCGATGAGCTTCCGCCTTGAAAGAAAAAATCATGCACGTCCGCAAGCGTTATGCCGCCCTCCGCCTCGTTGCGAAAGAGCCGCTTTACATTTTCCATGATTTTCAAGTCTCTTCTTCACCTCCCCCTGCTGTTACTTCCAGCCAGATTGACAACGCCTCTTCTGCGTCCGGCGTCCGATTGTTGTTCCTGTTGAAATACACCTTCCACGCGTCCATGACCGCATCGCACGGGTCAATGCGATTCGTCTGCGTCATCTTGTCAATTTTGATCTCCCCGAACGAGTTCGGCGCGGAGATGAGTGCATTGACCATACTCCATGTGAGAAGCGCGTTTTGTCGGTCATAGCGGACCTTGCCCGCCTTGACAGACAGTTGAAAATCCTTCGTCGCATCATTCAATGACCGTGCCGACTGCTTGACCTCGGTGAGGTCACAGGAAAGCACAGACTCAAGATCAGACAGGAACGCAGCTGCGTTGTGACCGTCATATCCACACCCGATAATCTCAATGTCATATTCCTGCATGATGCGCGTGAGGTCTGCGATGATGTATTTGTAATCGGTCTTGACGCCATAGATACCGCTGGTGAGTGTGAGCAGTCCCGCGTCCTTCCAGACGCCGTAGGGTGCATCGTCCGTACGGATGTGTTCGGCAAGGCGCAGTTCCGGCAAGTAGCTGTGTGACCAAAGATAGACTTCATCATCCTCCCCCGGAAAAAGCAGGGCAATGCTCGTAAGGTCGCCGCCACTTGAGAGGTCAATCCCAAGATAGCACGTGCGCCCGCGCATGTCCCCGAGCGCCTCATCCGATGCGCACGAGCGCCACGCCGCGAGGTCAAGGAGAGCACCGCCCGTATACTCAACCCAGCGGTTTAGTGTCTTCGTCTGGAAGTTTACAAGGTCGTTCCCCTGTTTCTCCTTCGCATCGATTGCCTTCTCCGCCATCCGCGCAATCATTTCATCATTCAACGTGTCGTTCGGATTCCAAAGATTGAGCGGGTTTGCCTTTGCCCAGTTCACCGGATCCCACATATCATCATCCTCATCCATCTCTGTGATGAAGATAAAGAGCGAATCCTTGCGGACGTTGCCGGATAATATCTTCTTGCAGAACTGATACTGCTCGAAGCACGGCCCGTTCAGATTGAAGCCCGCCGTTGTGATCGCAAGCGTGAGCGCGTTGTCCACGGCGATTTGACCGTCCAGCATGAGCTTATACATCTGATCGGTCGGGTGCGCGTGGTATTCGTCCACGATTGCCAGAATAGAGCGAAAGCCATCGGCGGACTTGGTGTCTCTGCCAATGGCTTCTATGGTCGTATTCGTAACGAGAGAACGGATTGTGTGATCGTATTCGCGCACCTTGTAGAGTTCGGCAAGGTCGGGGTCGGAGGATATGAATTTCGCGACCTCCTCCCATACGATATTGGCCTGTTTCTGCTTCGTCGCCGTGCAGTAGATGCACCCGTGCTGATAGCCTGCAAACGTCGCATAGTCGTTGCACATCTCACCTGCGAGAAACGACTTCCCATTCTGCCGCCCAAGCTGAATATACCCCTCGCGAAAGCGTCGCAGGTTGGAGCGTTTCTTGCGCCAGCCGAACAGGCTGCCGATGATGAAGTTTTGAAAGCCGCGCATTGTGAGTCGCGCTGCCGTTCGTCCCTCGCCGATGGTGAGATGATTCGCGAGGTCGATGTGATACTCCGCTTCTTTCACGTCGAAGATATAGGGAAAGTCTTTGTCTGCCATATCGTCAAGGTGACGTTTGCATGCCTGATACTCTGCACATCCACATATCTTTTCCCCGCCCGTAATCAGGCGCGCATACGCCGTTGTTCGATCAGTCATCGTCCGCCCCCTCGTCCGGGCGGAGAACGTCTCCGCTTCTTCTCCATGTCGCATCCTCCTACAGATATTTCAAGAATTTGTTTTTCGGCTTATCATCCGTCGCCGTCGGAACGATGAGCTTGAGCCGGTCGGTCGCCGCAAGCCCCAGCTTCGTCGAGCAGCGGTGAATCTGCGTCGCCGCGTCGCTTGCAATCTTGAGATAGGGCGAAGGAATTTCTCCGTACTCCGTCGCAACAGTCAGCCCGTCTTCTTGCAGCGCGGCGCTCGCCTTTGTGTATCGGTCATAGTTGTCCGCATAAATGGCAAGAAATGCGCGGTCGATGTTATCGAGCAGGTCGACCTTGCCCGCCTCGTGGACAATGCGCATATACTCCTCAGCCGCATCGGGCGAGAGCCAATCCGGTGCGCCCTCCTCGAGTTGGAGGCGGTCAACCTTGATCTTCGATTCTTGTATCTTGCGGTTCAGTCGCTTCTCTTTGCCGATTTTCCCTTTGGAAACACCGACTGCCTTGCGCGGTCGTCCCGCCATCGCCGCACCTCCTCTCTCTTATTATTCCGTATTATTTCAATCGCCCCTAAAAATTTCATTTCTGGCATTTTTTCAAGAAAAAGGACCGGACGCGGTTTTATATCCCGCCCCTAAAACTTTTTCGCCCCGCCCCCCACATTGTCTCTTTTCCTGCGAATTTCCTTCAGTTTTTCCTGCATTGCTCGTTTTGCGCGTAGATTTTTGTTGTACGCGTCATGGATTTCTTTGTGTGTTTTCGCCGATACAAAAATGAGATTATCCATGTCCAGTTTGCGCGCGGGATTCTCTCCAATTGGCTCGATATGGTGCACAATCGCACCCGGAATGAGTCGGCCCGTCTCGGTAAACACAACTTCATCCGCATAGTTTGCGCGGATGCGTGCCGCTTCGGACGTCCGCTGCCACGCTTTGCCATTATAGAATGCAGCCTTCTTCTTGTTTCGCCGCTCACAGTCATAGGCTCGGTGTCGTTGTGCTTGACAGGGACAACACCGCCCTTGTACCACCGTCCGCCCGCATATATCACAGATTCGTTTCAGCATAATATCCCTCACGAAGTAGCTTGCTTTCCAAAAAAATATTTCAAAAACCTATTGACATTTATGCGCATAATGCGTATAATATAATCAAAAGGAGGGAACAAAATGAGATTCAAAGAGCTTGACCGACTGCTAAAGAAAAACGGTTGGCGGCCTATTCGCTCAAAAGGTTCACACCAACACTACCAAAAAGACGGTGTTGCAAAAACCTTGACAGTCCCGAATCATCCCGGTGACATCAACCCCTTCATAGTGAAAAGCGTATTGAAGGAAGCGGGCATCAATCCCTGATACCCGCTTCCACAAGGAGGAACCTATCATGAACCTTGTTTATCCTGCTGTGTTTTATCCTGATCCCGATTCGTCTGCTTTCGCTGTTACCGTCCCTGATCTTCCTGGATGTGTATCCGGCGGTAGCTCACTCCCTGAAGCCATTTCCATGGGCGAAGATGCTGCTTCTGGTTGGATCCTTGGTGAACTTGAAGACGGCAACGAAATCCCTGCGGCAAGCAGTATCACAGACATTCATCCGGATCCGGAGATCGGCAAAGGCTTCGTCTCCCTGCTCTCCCTCGATATGGACACCTACGCCGCAAAGTACGGCAGTAAGTCCATCCGTAAGAATCTCACGATTCCAGCATGGCTTAACACCTTCGCTGAGGCAGAACAGCTCAACGTCTCAAAGGTGCTGCAGGAGGCCCTTACCTCCCTCTACGAAAAGAAAAATACTGCTATTGCATAACTTCTCTGATTTCATATAAAAGGCAACTATTCGGAAATTCCGAACGGTTGCCTTTTATATTTGTCAAAAACAAAAATTTACATCTCAGAAATACGAAGTGTAAAAAATCGGAGAAATTTATATCTCACGTCTGCAATATGCATTATTACTGTCAAAATTGCCATGTATAGATACAATCTCTGCATGCAAAAAGGACACCGCACAGGCGATGCCCTTGTGTTCAGTTTTCC